TTAAATGAATCCCTTCAGAGATTCATCTAATGAAGCCTATGACGTAGGCGGAGTATTTAAGAACCATAGCTTGGCATAATACTTGATCTTAATGGTATACCAGAAACTGAACAGGTTGGTGCCTGTACCTGAGTTGACATTAATGCCTTGGAGGGCCCATGTCCATTTGTTGTTAGGACCGCCATTGTAGGCCCCTGAGAAATCTTGGTTATCGTTGATTGACTTACACTGCCAGAGCATCTTTGTTTTAGCAAAGTGCTTAAGGACAAGTGGTCGGGATGAATTTGCATTACCAACATCCTTATACCTAACATTTTGAGCTTCTCTCATTGAGATGAAGTTTTGGGGCAGATTTTGACTGCCTCCACCTGTGACTGGAATTAGAGCAACCATTCCATCTACTGATCCTGACGTTCCTGTGAGTTTGGGATCCTGCCAAATAGTGACAGTGATCTTACTAGCGTTAACCTGATAGCGAGAATAAGGGGCATTGCTGCCACCGTCTGGAGGTCCAATGAGGGTGTCATACCACTTAGGCTGGTGACCTCCGATTGCTGGGTCTGGATCATACATATCGTTACCGTTCATGAGATAGTTGATTGGAACATTGGTAACTGTCTGTGCAAGTAGTGCTGGATCGGTTGAGTACGTGAAGGTCTTATACATGGATTGGGGGAAGACTGCCACATTAGCGGGCTTAGCCATTCCTTTAGGGTATTTCTTCTTGTACGATTTCTTCTTCCGGTAGTTCTTCTTAAAGCGGTAATTGGGACGCCGTCCCTTGTAACGACCGCCGCGGTTCTTGCCGTAGGCCATGGGTTTTAAGAGGGCGGGGTTCCCTTTAAGGGGTTTTAGCCCAGATCTCTTTAGGCCCAGAGTAAGTTTAAAAGGGTTTAAAGAGAGTTAGAGGAAAAGGGCCTAAAGAGAGGGTGGCTGGAGAGAAAGAACCCCGCCATGGCCGAAGGATGCAAGACTCGAGGCTACGCCTTTACGCTATTCTATCAATCACGCACTGAGGTTGTTAAGATGGAAGAATGGCTGATGGATAACTGTGAATACGCTATGTTTGGTGAGGAAATCTGTCCAACTACTGGACGTCCACATCTACAAGGTTGGTGTTACTTCAAAAATGAAAGATACTGGAGAGCCTTAAAGAAACTGAAGCTTGGTTGGCATGTCACTCCTCTGGAAAAGTCGTTTGAGGCCCAAGAGAAGTACTGTCGAGGACTGTCTAAAGGAAAGACTCCTAATGAGGTTGTCTGGGTCCACGGTGAATTCCCCGCTCAAGGTAAGCGGACTGATCTTATTGCTATTCGTGATCGTATCCTTAATGGTGAACGTGTTAATGACATAGTTATGGAGATGCCCAATACTTACCATATCTACGGCCGGGTTATGAGAGAAATTGAAGACATCGCTATGCAACAGGTGTGGCGGACTGAAATGACTAAAGGCTTGTACTTGGTTGGTGTTACTGGTGTTGGTAAGAGCCACTATGCTCTTTGGAACTTTACTCCTGAGACTCATTACATCTGGAAGAATGACAACGGTTGGCAAGACGGTTATAGGCAACAACCGATTGTTGTGATAAACGATTTCAGGGGGGAGATCCCTTATAATGAGTTCCTACAGATGATTGACAAGTGGCCTTACTATATTAGAAGACGGAACAGACCGCCGATGCCTTTTACCTCCAAGAAAGTGATTATCACCTCCTCTCTTCCTCCAGAGAAGGTTTATTGTAGACGCGATGCCGAAGATGGTATTGAACAACTATTGAGACGCATAGAGGTAGTTAGACTCCCCCCTCGTTTGGTTCTGCCCCAGCAAGCTGGCGCAGAAGTAGTCCCTGTAATACTAGAAACTGGGACTACTCCTGAGAACCAAAAGTTGATAGACGCTAGAGATGCCAGCATAAAGAGAGCATTGGAACGAATGGAGAAGTTTCTCGCAGAATAACGCTTAGTTCTTCCTGGCTCGCTGCGCTCGAAAAATAGATTAAATGAATCCCTTCAGAGATTCATCTAATGAAGCCTATGACGTAGGCGGAGTATTTAAGAACCATAGCTTGGCATAATACTTGATCTTAATGGTATACCAGAAACTGAACAGGTTGGTG